CCCCATCCGCCATGCAAACGGCGGCAACCTCGATGCCCGCATGGCCCTGCGCTGGCTGGCTGACGTCTGCTCCAACCCCGACTGCACCTACGTCTTCCACAACGCCATGTACGACATTGGCTGGATGCGGGCAGAGGGTGTCGAGATCAAGGGCCACATCGCCGACACGATGGTTGCCGCCCCCCTCCTCGACGAGAACCGCTTCAGCTACTCGCTCAACAATCTTGGCTTTGACTACCTGAACGAGCGCAAGGACGAGAGGTCCCTGCGCGAAGCGGCGAAGGAGATGGGGCTGGACCCCAAGTCCGAAATGTACAAGCTGCCCGCCCACTTCGTGGGGCGCTATGCCGAGCAGGACGCAGCCCTCACCTTGCGCCTGTGGATCCACCTCCGTGCCCTGATCGTCACCGAGGAACTGTCCTCGATCTTCGATCTGGAGATGCGCGTTCTCAAGGTCTGCCTTGCCATGCGCGCCCGTGGCGTCCGCATCGATCTCGACAAGGCGGATCAAGTGAAGCGGAAGCTGCACCTCCAAGAGGCCTCTCTCCTTGAGCTTGTGCGCGATGAGACCGGCGTTGACGTGAACGTCTGGGCCGCAGCCTCCGTTGCCAAAGTCTTTTACTTCCTCAACCTAGACTACCCTCGCACCGCTAACACTGGTGCGCCGTCCTTCACCAAGAACTATCTGGCCAATCATCCCCACCCAATCGCCAAGGCCATTGTCAAGGCCCGCGAACTGAACAAGGCCCGCACGACCTTCATCGACTCGATCACCAAGCACACGATCAACGGGCGCATCCATGCCGACATCCACCAGCTTCGCTCCGATGACGGCGGGACGGTGACCGGGCGGTTCAGCTATTCGAACCCCAACCTTCAGCAGATTCCTGCGCGCGACGGTGAAATCTCCCCCCTGATCAGGGGGCTGTTTTTACCTGAAGAAGGGTGCCAGTGGGGGAGCTTCGACTACTCGTCCCAAGAACCACGGATCGTGGTCCACTACTCCCAGATCTTGGAACTGGATGGGGCCAGCAAGTTTGTCGAAGCGTATGGTGTAAATCCACGCACCGATTTCCACCAACTAGCAGCCGACATCGTGGGCGTCCCCCGCAAGCAGGCCAAGACCATCAACCTCGGGCTGTTCTACGGCATGGGTGTGAACAAGCTGGGCGAGCAACTCGGCCTCGACATCAATGCCGCCAAGGACCTGTTCAAGACCTACCATGAGAAGGTACCCTTCGTCCGTGGCCTCACCGATAGCGTGTCGAAGACTGCCGACAAGCGCGGCACCATCCGCACCCTGATGGGGCGGCGCTGCCGGTTCGGACTCTGGGAGCCCAAGACCTTCGGTGTTCACAAGGGTCTGCCTCTGGAGGAGGCCCGCAGCACCTACGGGGAGATGACCCCACTGAAGCGGGCGTACACCTACAAGGCGCTGAACCGTCTGATCCAAGGGTCAGCAGCAGACCAAACCAAGAAGGCGATGGTGGACCTCTACGAGGCGGGGATCCTGCCGATGATCCAGATCCACGACGAACTGGCCATGTCTGTCGAGAGCAAGGAGCAAGGCCAACGGATCATGGAGATCATGCAGAACTGCGTGGAACTCCATGTCCCGTCGATTGTGGACGCCGAACTTGGCCCGTCGTGGGGCGAGGCGACGAAGAGCTTGGACGAGGCATTTGACTAAGCCTTGCCGCCGCCGATGACCTTGAGGTCTGCCGTCGAAGCAGTTTTGATGGACGCGCAGAGCTTCCGCATCATGGAGTAGGTCAGCTCCCTTGCGGTGTCGTCCGTCGACTCTTCCACGTATCGTGCCAGATGGACGAATGCGTAGGCCCGCTGTGACACGGGGTCCTCAAAGATTGCCCCGTCGTCTTCGATGATCTCTATGATGCCGTCATCGCCCGCGCTCATTGCTCATCCTTTGGTTTGGGAAAGTGGAGGCTTTCAAGGTAGTCTATAATCTGCCACCCGCTTATGACTCTTTTTAATTTGTACGAGTTGCCGTTCTTGTCCACGCCCCCCTTTCGAGGAACCAGAAGGGAACCTACCACACCCTTCTCCAACAGGTCCCTCATGACGGCCCGTGTGATTCCGATCACCGCCGCAGCTTCCTCCAGCGTGTAGGATATTTTGAACCGGACAATCTGAGCGGTCAGCTCATCACGGGATTCCGCGATACGCCTGTTGAAATCCCGTTCCAGTTCCTTGCGCACCTTCTCGATCTCCTTGGACCGTGGCCGCATGATATTCATCAGGGGATCTTCTTCGTGGATGGCCTTCGCCTCTGCCGCGACAGCCTCCCCCCGGGTTTCGAACTTTTGAACGGTGACCTTGGCCATCTTGTCGAACCACGTCGAGTGGTTGCGATGCTGTTGCATGCGGGCAAAGAACTGGAGAGAGATGCCCGCATAGATGAGGCGGTCGTCCGAATCGAAGACCCTGTAAAGCACCGTTTGACGCTCAGACATCTACCACTCCCATGAGGATGCCCTTCAAGTATGCCTTATCTGCGGGCTTCAGGTAATACCCTTCGCCGTATTGGGTGAGGACGCAGACCTTGAGCTTGAGAAGACGGTTGCGCAAACGGTAGATGATCATGCGGTCCGCGTTGTGGTGGGGCCGGTCGCCGTGGAAGGTCGAAAACAGCGGCTTCAAGTCATCCGCCCGAACCATGTGCTTCGTGAGCAAAAGCTCAAGGACCATGGACAACTGTGTGGATAACTTGAAAACCCTTTTTATATCAAGGATGTAGGCGCTGTTCTCTTCCATGTTCGCGACACCTGTGGGCATTGACATTAATGACAGTTATCACGGAAGGTCATCATTGTCATCCAGTTCGCGCCAACAAGTGCATTCGGCGAAACCTTTCGTAGCGTCCCTGAGCTTCAGTTCAAGGTCATAAACCTGTTGGTCGAGGTCCATGATCACCTCGTACGCGCGAATGGTCAGGCCCCTTGGATCCGTGCGGGGATACTGCCCCGACTTCTGGTTCAGGGTCTGGAAGCACTCTTCGATGTCATGCAGTAGGCTGGTCACTCGTGTGGTCATTGTCCTTCCCCTTCTTCACATAGACACGTTTGCGATGGTCCGCGCACCACGGATCATGAGACCCGGGTGCGGGCTGGCCACAGAGGATGCGAAGGCCGTCCTCTGTGACGTAATCTGTGGGCCACCTACACTGGAAAGGTGACGCATTAAAAACGGTACACTTTTCCTCTTCCTGCATGGGATCAGCCCTCGGGTTTGGCGAACTGCTCACTGGCAAACTGCGCCGAGAAGCAGGCGTAGTTGATCTGATCGATGTAGCTGTCCTCATGCAGGGGATCGAGGCTGCGGCGGGCAAGCTTGATAGCCTCCATCACAATCGAGATGTCGTACTTGGTGTAGACCATGTTGGACAGGAGCGTTGCAATCTTGGCGGTCTTGTCGAACATGATGTCTTCGTTGCCGTAGGACCCGGCCCGCTCGTTAAGGATCTCGGTGCATTTGTTCAGGACTTCACGATGCTGCATTGTATTTCTCCATCAGGTGGGGGTTCTCGCTGGCGTACTTTCGGATTCCGTGCAGGACGGTGGAGTGGTCCCTCCCCATCTTGTGGGCGATGTCCAACAGGGACATCTTCAGTTCGTAGCGCATGCGCCAGAAGGCTTCCTGACGGGCGGCTGAGAAAGCTTTGAGCCGCCGGTCCCCGAACAGATCCTTCAGGTTGATCTTGCGCTTCTTGCAGACCTCTCCGACGATCACGCGCCACGGGTGGCGGTACGCCACCAGTTTGTCAAAGGTCGTTGCCTTCTTGGCGGGCTTGGGGCGCTCACGGACAGGCGCTGGTGGAGGCGGCGGGGGTAGTGCCCGCTTCTCAGCTAGCGCCTGTGCAGCGAGCTGTGTGCGCTGCTCGAAGGCCTTCCTCCTTTCGATTGCGTAGGCCAACCAGTCCACATTTCTATCGACAGACAAGTTCACGTTACTTCTCCTTCTCGACCAGCCACAGACGCACGGTCAGGTCGGTGTCGTTGAACTCAGTGCGCTGGGACACGGTCAACTCGGGCGGGATCTTACCCATCTTTTGATAACGCTGGAAGCTCCCCCGTGCGGCGGCTGCGGCTGTTCGTCCGTGGACCACGAAACTATCGCCCACCTTCATGGACAGCCACGGGTACAGGGGGTCCTTGCGGGTCTGGCCCGTGGGTGGTGGGATGTCGGTGTCGATGTTGATCTCGGTCATATGGGTTAATCCTTTGTCTCTAGCGCATCAAGAACGGCGGTTGGGGCCAACATATTGTCCTCCAGTGCTTTGCGGGCATGTGCGCCATCAGCGTTGTAGCCGTTGTATTCTTCATCTGCATATTTCCGCAGCGCCGCCTCCAGCTTCTCGATGCGCTTCTGGTAGACCTCACGGGTTTGTTCGCAGCCCATCCTGTAGGCGGTGCAGACCACGTCGTTCAGTTCCTTGCCCTCTTTGATCATAGTCCTGCGCTCCCCTTCTTGGGTGGTAAGTGACGCTCGTACAGTCCCAACTGCGCCAGCACTTCCAAGACGACAGGCTGATAGAAGAGAGCGCGGGTGCGCTGCTTCTTGCCCCCGTCAGCATCCCTCTCCATCATTCGTGCAGCGGATCCCGTTCCGCTGTCAGCGTCCACCCGGGCGTTGTAAACCCTGAGCAACAGGTCATCGATTTCGTCCTTGGTCATTGCATAGGCCCTTCCTGTTTGCGCAACAGTTCCATGAACTGTTGCATCTTCGCAGTGCAACTGGCGACGTCCTGCGAAAAGGTCCTGACGACATCAATCGTCGGGATTTGGGCAGCGAACGCCGTGTTGAGCAACGACTGTGCGCAGAGGGGGACGAGGGCGCAAAGGACCACGGTCGGGTCCTCAACGTCCTCGTAAAGCTTGGCGATCTTCGCGGACAGGTCGCGGCATGCGATGTTGAATTCGTCCTCGGGCATGTCGGTCATGATTTGCTCCTGCAATAGGGTTTCTGGGTGAGCTTGTTGCGGATGGCCATGGGTTCGAACTGACGGTAGATGCCGCCAGAATACCGGGCGCAGTCCAAGGCGTATCCTCCACGGACCATGGCCTCGTTCAGGTTGATGCCCTCCGAGGTGGTGCAGACGCCCACCATGCGATTGTAGGACTTCTCCCCGCTCAGTTGACAGCGAACGTGCTGGGTGCCCCTTACAAGGGCGCGCAAGGCGTCCTTGGCCCGTGGACCATTGGTCTCATCGAGTTCTTCAGCATCAATCCCGAACAGGCGCACAGCCTGTCCGTTGATCGTGAGGGTGTCCCCGTCATGAAC